GTCATCAGTTACTTAATATGACTCATTCTGTTAGTGAAAAAGCCGTTTTCCGTTCGCGACTTGACCGTCTCAAGCGTATACAAACTGAGTTGATACAAACCCGTCTTACCTCGGGTTTGCGCGTCGCTCCCTTTGTTGTTAGCTTTTTTTGGTGGTTCTGGTCAAGGAAAATCTTCCTTGGCCAAGATTGCTATGAATGTTTTGCTTGAATCAAATGGCTTTTCATCCGATCCCCAGTACATATGTAGTGTAAATGAGAATGATAAATTCTTTTCTACCTATCGTTCATGTGTTAATGGAGTTTTTGTTGATGATGTTGCCAATGCAAAAGCCGATTTTGTTGATCGTCCCCCTTCGCAGATTTTAATTGATCTGAACAACAATGTCCCTACCTATGCCTTACAAGCTGAAGCTGATAAGAAAGGTAAAGTTGTGATTGAGCCCAAAATCGTCATTTGTACTACAAATGTTAAAGATCTTGGTGCTACTGTCTATTCCAACGAACCTGTTTCTATTGCGCGTCGTGCTGATATTCATATCACCACTCGCGTTAAGCCTCAATTTACTACCAATGGAATGTTGGATCCCAACCTTGTATGGCGTGCTTTCCCTGATGAAAGTGTGCCTATTCAAGATATTTGGGATTTGACTGTCCAAGAAGTCGTTGCTATTCCTAGTATTTCGAAGAATGGTATCGATTCCATTGGTTGGAAGACTCTTCAGTTTAATGGTGAATTACTTCAGGATGTTAGTGTTGAGAAAGCTTTGCGTGCGTGTATTGAGCTCTCACGAGCCCATTTTAATAATCAACGCCGCTTGGTAACCTCCGCTAATTCTTTGAAGAATCGTTTGGAAATTTGTACAAATTGTGGTATGCCCTCAATGTACTGCAAATGTCCCACTTATGGCCCATTTTATCCTGGCCAGATTGAGGGTTATATTCCAAATTGTTCATGTAGTGATATCCTCGTTTGTTCGCTCTGTCAAGAATATAGTGAGAAACCGCAATTCTGCGTTGAGTGTAATCGTATTATACCTACTTGTCGTATGGTGTCCGATCCTTTGTACTCCATTGATTTAGCTGTTAATCATTATTGTCATTGTTTTGGCAAACAACGTTGTCCAGGTGAATATTCCTTCACTCCTGATACCCTGCCACCCCCCCGTGCTTATGATGAACAAGCTGGTGCTTTACTTGCTAGTGTTGTGTCACAATATGGTGCTCGTTGGTTTATGAGATCATCCAAGAAATATAATGAAATTGAAACGCGCTTAGAAGAATATGCCACATCTCGGCTGTTCCAAATAGCGCATTCTTTCGAAAAATCTTGGATTTGTCGCTGGACTAATTGGATTCCTAAAAAATTCCTAAGTAAACAATGGTGTAAAGATATTGTTTGCTATATGGAGAAGGAATCCATTCTTGGTTTTGCTCGCAAGCAGATATACAACGCTGTTGGCTGTTGTGCCATAGCGTCTGTTCTGTCTCTTGTTGATCGACCTGTACCTGTGTTGTTACCACCTGCATTGTTTTGTGGATGGCTTTTGCGTCACAGAGTCCCTCGTGTTTTATCGCTCCCTATTTATTGGTTTAGCGCTGGAGCTCCTTTGGTTGTTGTACCATCGAGTTTCACTTCTACTGCTTTTACTTCTGTGGCGATTTCTAGTTATTGTTTGGATATGCCCTTTGTCCACTATCCGCGGCTTTTGTTGTTGTCTATTGCATTATCTTCTTCATGTTATTTCGTGCACCGTCTCCTTACTTGTAAAGAGATAGTATTTGATGAAATCGTGAAACGTAATGATGCTATTCCAGCAATGATTCAATCAGTACGTGAACAACACGTAGAAACTTTGTTGAAATATTGTGCTATTGTTGGAGCGATTTATACTGTGTGCCAGATATGGATCCACTTGCGTGTGGTTCCTGAAGCACAGGGTAGTTTAGCTCCTTCTGATCTTGCCGATATTGTTCAACGTGATGCTGAAGCCAATCCTTGGGCCATTCCTGACCCAAAGCCGCTTCCCTGTTCGTTGAAATCGAAAAGTGTCACTCATACTGTTTTATGTGATTTAGTTTTCAATAATCTCGCCTATATGTCGTGTGAGATTGATGGACGAATCCACAGTTGTGATGCTTTTTTCCCATTTTCCAATGTTGCGATAATACCGCAACATTCTTGGAAAGTTTCTGAATTGAAATGTACTTTTATTCGCAAGGATCCTACCCATGTTGGAGCAAATTTTTCTTGTTTCCTTTCTCAATCCCAAAGTGTCCACATTCCCCATACCGACTTTTGTTTGGTGTGGGTACCTAGTGGAGGTGATTGGAAAGATTTACGCCCGTACTTCCCCACAGGGAAGTTGAGCCAACTTTTTGGAACCCTTGTTTATAAAAATAAATTGGGAGAACGTATTGATGGTCCTACCACCGCATTATACGGTGTCAAAGAGACCGGAGCCTGTAAATCTTTTTACGGTTGCTCATATATTCTCCCTTTTAATACATTTCGTGGTCTTTGCATGGCCCCACTTGTTTCGCATACTAATGGTCCAATGATTGCCGGCTTTCACCTGGGTGGAGTTGAAAACTCCCCCCAAGGTTGTGCTGGTTTATTGACTATTGCGGAATTAGATGCTGCTCTTGTGCAGCTCGCTAATATGGATGGTGTTTTGCTATCCAAAAGTTCTGGTACGGTTGAGAAAATTGTTTATGGTGTTCAGTGGTTTGAATCTGATAAGATTCATCCAAAAAGTCCCATCAATTTTCTCCCGTTAGGAACAAATTGTGAGTTGTATGGTAGTTGCGTTGGTCGTGCAAAATATTATTCCGAAGTTGTTTCCCTTCCTATTTCCCAATCTGTTTGTGAAATTATGGCTGTTCCCCCGCTGTGGGGAAAGCCTAAATTTTCGACTGCCTCTTGGCGTGAATCTCTTTTGTATTCATGCCAGCCGACGATAGGAATGGAACCTTCTTTACTCAAAGGTGCCTATAAAGATTATGTCCACCAATTAGATAGTATTTTGCTTGATAAGAGGTGGAAGTCCTTGATTGATGACTCTAAGCCGTTGACACAAATGGAAACTGTCTGCGGAATTGATGGTAAGCGTTTTATTGATAAGATGCCACCAAACACTTCCGTAGGTTTTCCATTGTCTGGCCCAAAGTCTCAATATTTGGACTTACTTGATCCTCAAGATTTTCCTACTCATAATTGCCCTGCTATTCTTGATCCTATTTTTTGGGAAGAAGCTATGCAGTGTGAGAAGAAGTATCTTGATGGCGAGCGTGCCTATCCAGTGTTTAAGGCTTGTCTTAAGGATGAGCCCACTAAGCTGGATAAGGATAAAGTTCGTGTTTTTCAAGCGTCTCCTATGGCCCTTCAATTGTTGGTTAGGAAATATTTTTTACCTCTCGCAAGACTTTTGTCATTGTTTCCACTGAAATCTGAGTGTGCAGTTGGAATCAATGCGCAAAGTCCCGAGTGGCATGAAGTG